ACTAAGTCTGGAAAAGTCTGGGTATTACAAACACTTTCCAAAAGATGTGTTTGAATCATTAGTACTAGAGAGAAGGAAACTTAGAGATGGCAATGGGTAAAGCAAAAATGGCGAAGAAGAAAAAAATGATGAGAGGTGGCATGACCGCAAAGAAGAAAATGATGGGCGGTGGTATGGCTAAGATGGCTAAAAAGAAAATGATGCGCGGTGGTGCAGCTATGGGTAAAAAAAAAATTCTAAACGCTAATCAAGGTGCAGACGTTAAAGCTGCACTAGACACATCTAGCAAAGCCGCTTTCATTGCATCTGCATTAAAAAGAAATCCTAGTTTAAGTAAGCCAGAGATTATATCAATTTATAATGCAGTTAAAGGAATGAAACCGGCTAAAGGTAAATAATGGTATATGTATCAGAGTCATCAATACATGGCTTTGGAGTTTTTGCAGGCAAAGATTATAATATAGGTGACACCCTTGAATTGTGCTATTATCTTGTTACTGATGATTCTGATATAACAGATAGCTGTGTTCTACATGACTATATATTTCAAACACCAAACGACGAAGAAGAGTATTTAGTTCCTTTAGGACATGCGATGATGTATAACCATAATAGTGACCCTAATGCTGAGTGGGATATACATGAAGATAATAACTTTGTACGATTTAAAGCTTTAAAGAATATACTAAAAGGCGAAGAGATATTTCACGATTACGGTGAAGAATATTGGGAGAGCAGAAATGGCGAAAGCAAAAAGCACAGTTAACAAAGCAGGTAACTATACAAAGCCCGGAATGAGAAAGCGTATGTTTTCAGCAATAAAGGCAGGTTCTTCTGGAGGTAATCCCGGTCAGTGGTCGGCACGAAAAGCACAATTGTTAGCACAGCGATATAAAAAAGGTGGTGGGGGCTATAAGTAATGGCTCTTGCTAAGTCACAGCGTAGTCTCAAATCATGGTCAAAACAAAAGTGGAGAACAAAAAGTGGTAAGCCCAGTAAACAAACTGGAGAACGTTATCTTCCAACAGCTGCAATTAAAGCTCTATCACCCCAAGAGTACGCAGCAACAACTAAAGCTAAAAGAGAAGGAACAAGAAAAGGCAAACAATTTGTCAAACAACCTAAAAAAATCTCTAAAAAAACCAGAGGTTATAGAAAAGTTACATAACATAGGATATTTTGAAGATGCTTTATGAACCTACCTGTGAAGTGTGTGGACATCACATTGAGGATGATAAATGCGAGTACTGCCGTAATACGGGCGATAACGGAAAGTGGATAGAGAAGATGATAGAACAAGCTAGAGACCCACGACACGACCAATCAGCCTTTAAAGATAAGAAGAAAAAGCATGACTCCAGAGACACTTGACAGATGGCGAATATTACCAAGACTGATGATGCTAGTTATGACAGGAGTTTACATTCGTTGTATAGAATGGGCTTTGAGTCAGCCAGAGTTGACCACTCAACAAGCAGGACTAATATCCGTAATTACTGGGGCGATGACTGGGAGTTTCGCCATATGGATGGGAGCAGAGAAATCCGAATCCAAAAAAATGGAGAGGGAGGAACGATGATAAGATATCTAAAAAGACTGTGGTGTGCCTTATTGAACAAGAAGTGTTCTACTGATTGTACCTGTAACGAGAATGGTTAGAAACTACAAACGTGAATATTCGTTAAGTGGTGGTAAGCCAAACGAAAAGAAGAACAGAGCATCTAGAAACAAAGTTAGACGAGCGTTAACACGAAACGGAACAGTACGCAAGGGTGACCGTAAAGACATTGACCATATAGATAAGAACCCTAGAAATAATGCACCACGAAATCTACGAGTAGTTAATCGTAGTAGAAATAGAGCAAGAAAATGATAGGCACAATACTAAGTTCAGTATCCAGTTTAGCTTCATCTTATATAGAAGGTAAGACAGCGATACAAAAAGCCGAAGCTACTATTCGTATGAAAGAAGCAACAGGCGAGATTGATTGGGACTTAGCTGCTATGAGGGCATCCCAAAGCTCGTGGAAGGACGAATGGCTGACTTTGCTTTTCAGTATTCCTCTAGTACTGAGCTTCATGGGTGAGTGGGGCAGGGGCATAGTAGCAGATGGATTCACTGCTTTAGCAGGTATGCCGCAGTGGTATCAGATTGCGTTAGGAGCTATCGTAAGCGCGAGCTTTGCTACACGGTCTGCAAGTAAATTATTTAATATGAGGAAGAAATGAGATTAGATTGGTTAATAAATAGTATGATGGCAATTTTAGTATTGTTTACGTTTATAGTGGTGGTATTCTAATGACAACTAAATTTTTAGAACATAAAACTGTAGATAACACTAAAAAAGGTAAACAGGTAGCAGGAGTTATTAAAGACGAAATGGTTGACCCAATACGAAAGTTTATCAAAGAAAGAAATCAACTGCAGTTAAAAAAATCTTTACAAAAAGAATATATGAAATCGGTAAAAGATAGAAAAAAATATAGTTAATGGCAAAATGGAGAGTACCAATGTTTAAATTATCACAGCGTTCATTTCAAAGACTGGTAGGAGTACATCCTAAATTAGTAGATACAGTAAAGTTAGCTATAAAAAAATCAGATACAGACTTTGGTGTTATATTTGGTGTTAGGGATTTAGCCACTCAGGAGAAACTTTTTAAATCCGGCAAATCACAGACCATGAAATCTAAACACCTTATACAGGAAGATGGATACTCACATGCTGTAGACTTAATGGCATACGATTCTGGTGAGCCGTCATGGGATATAGTAGACTACGATAATATAGCAGATGCTATGAAAGCTGCTGCTCTTGAAACTGGAGTTAAAATTCGTTGGGGCGCAGCATGGCAAATAAATGATATAACTACGTGGGATGGAACTATGGAGCAAGCCATGAATGCTTATATAGACCTCAGACGTTCCCAATCGCGCCGCCCATTTATTGATGGACCTCATTTTGAATATATGACATGAGACCAAAAAGAAAAGGTTCTATGGCAGGTATGTCCATAAAGAGTGGAGACAAACGACCCACTAAGCAGGGTGCAGGCATGACCGCAAAAGGGGTCGCAAAATATCGAAGGCAAAATCCCGGTTCAAAGTTACAGACAGCAGTTACAGAGAGCAAACCTACAGGTAAAAGAGCAGCAAGAAGAAAATCATTTTGTGCTAGAAGTGCAGGACAAATGAAAAACTTTCCTAAAGCAGCAAAGAATCCTAATAGTAGACTGCGACAGGCAAGAAGAAGGTGGAAGTGTTAATATGACGAGACAACTAACAGAAAAGCAACAGAAACTATTAAATGTTTTATTTGATGAAGCAGGTGGTAATGTCACTATCGCAAAAAAGATTGCAGGATATGCAGATACATCTAGCACTACAGACATTGTAAAAGGCTTGAAAGACGAGATACTTGAAGCCACACAAATGTGGATGGCTCGTAATGCACCAAGAGCTGCAATGTCAATGACAGGAGCTTTACTAGAGCCTACGGAATTAGGCATAAAGGAAAAGATGACCGCTGCTAAAGAAATACTAGATAGAGTTGGTCTAGTAAAAACAGAGAAGATGCAAGTAGAAGCAACAGGCGGTGTAATGCTAATGCCACCGAAAGCACCAACAAACGATGACTAAAAGTATTGGCAAGTGGAAGTTACCACAACCAACAGATATAAAAGAAGACAACGAGTGGATATCTATACCACGTATTGCTAGAACTATACCTTTTGGTTATGTACAAGATGAGAATGACCCTGACGTTTTAAGACCTGTACCCGATGAGTTAACCTTGTTAGAAAAAGCTAGAGCATATGTAAATCAATATTCATATCGACAAGTAGCAAATTGGATATCAAATCAAACAGGACGCTACATATCACATGTAGGGTTAAGAAAACGGTTAGAAAATGAGCGACAACGTAAGAACCAAGTTAAAGGCATTCGCCAGTGGGCAGACTATGCGGAAAAGGCAATCGCCAAAGCGAAAGTCCTTGAAGAAGAAAGAACTGGAGCAAAAGCCACAGGCTGAAATACAGGAAGTTTCATATGAAACATCACATCAAGAAGAACATGCTAATGTTTTATTTAAACCGAATGAAGGACCTCAGACAACTTTTCTGGCAGCAAGTGAAAGAGAAGTTCTTTATGGTGGTTCAGCAGGGGGTGGTAAGTCTTATGCTATGCTTGCCGACCCTTTACGCTATATGGGACATCCTTCGTTTAGTGGTTTGCTCCTTCGTCATACGACAGAAGAATTACGAGAACTTATATTTAAAAGCCAAGAGTTGTACCCTAAAATCTGGAAAGGCATTAAATGGTCAGAGCGAAAGATGCAATGGACAGCCCCATCAGGTGCAAGACTCTGGATGTCTTACTTAGATAGGGATGATGATGTTTTACGATACCAAGGATTAGCATTTACATGGATAGGATTTGATGAACTTACTCAGTGGGCAACACCATTTGCTTGGAACTATATGCGAAGTCGTTTACGTTCTACTGCACCAGACTTACCCATCTTTATGAGAGCAACAACAAACCCCGGTGGAAGAGGTCACGCTTGGGTTAAAAAAATGTTTATAGACCCTGCACCATACGGAAAGGAATTTGATGCAACCAATGTTGAAACAGGAGAAGTACTACGCTACCCATCTGGACACGCTAAAGCAGGAAAGGCTTTGTTTAAAAGGAAGTTTATACCTGCACGATTATCCGACAATCCGTTCTTATCAAAATCGGGTGATTACGAAGCCATGCTCCTCTCCCTCCCAGAGCAACAAAAAAGACAGCTACTGGAAGGTGACTGGGACATTAAAGAAGGTGCAGCTTTTACTGAGTTCAATCGTAGCATTCATGTCGTTGAGCCTTTTAACATTCCATCTAACTGGGTAAAGTTTAGAGCGTGTGACTATGGATATGGCAGTTACTCAGGAGTCTTATGGTTTGCTGTATCGCCTAGTGAACAATTAGTAGTATATAGAGAATTGTACGTATCAAAAATACTAGCTACCGATTTAGCCGACATGGTACTAGAACGAGAAGCAGGTGACGGCAATATTCGATACGGGGTTTTGGATAGTTCGCTCTGGCACAAACGCGGAGACACAGGACCTAGCCTAGCAGAACAGATGATTAGCAGAGGATGTCGTTGGAGACCATCAGATAGAAGTAGAGGAAGCAGAGTTGCAGGAAAAAATGAAGTACACAGAAGATTGCAAGTCGATGAGTTCACTGAAGAGCCACGTATGGTTTTTTTCAATACTTGTACAGATGTTGTTTCTCAACTGCCGTCAATCCCACTGGACAAAAAGAATCCAGAAGATGTAGATACAAAAGCAGAAGACCACTTGTATGATGCCTTAAGATATGGTATAATGTCGAGACCAAGATTTAGTATATTTGATTATGACGCAAGTATGACTAGAGGAAATTCAATGCCGATAGCAGATTCTACTTTCGGATATTAAGGAGACTAAATGGCTGAAGAAGATATAATGATGGAAGAAGATTCTGTAGCGTTACAAGATACAGATGATTCTACAGTAGAAGATGCTAACGTAGACAGTATTATTCCTTTTGTAATAGATAGGTATAAACGCTCAGAAGATTATAGATATCAAGATGAACAGAGATGGTTAAAAGCCTATAAAAACTACAGGGGGCTATATAGCTCTGATGTGCAGTTTACTGAAGCAGAAAAGTCTCGCGTATTTATAAAAGTAACAAAGACTAAAACTCTTGCAGCATATGGTCAAATAGTTGATGTTCTATTTGCCAACCAAAAATTTCCCTTATCTGTAGAACCAACTGAACTTCCCGAAGGTGTTGTAGGTGATGTAAACTTTGACCCTAACGAACCCGACCAAGTAAGTGAAATGCAAAGCCCTTATGGGTATGCAGGGGACGGAAAAGATTTGCCACCGGGAGCAACAGAAATATCATTACTAGATAAACTAGGAAGTTTAGAAAGTAAATTAGAGCCAGTAAAAGACAAACTTAAGGAGGGTGTAGGCATGACACCTTCTGCTGTAACGTTTAGTCCTGCTATGGTAGCTGCAAAACATATGCAAAAGAAAATACATGACCAGTTAGAGGAGTCGGGTGCAAGTAAACATTTAAGAAGTTCAGCATTTGAGATGTCATTATTTGGCACAGGTATAATGAAAGGACCGTTTGCTTTTGATAAAGAGTATCCAAATTGGGATGATGAAGGAACGTATGACCCTAAATTTAAAACTGTACCTCAAATAAATTACGTATCTGTTTGGAACTTTTATCCAGACCCTGATGCAAACAATATAGATGAAGCACAGTATGTAGTAGAAAGACATAAGATGTCTCGCTCACAATTAAGGGCATTAAAGAAGAGACCTTATTTTAGAGACACGGTTATTGATGAAGTAATAAGTATTGGTGAAAACTATAACAAGATGTACTGGGAAGATGATTTATCTGACTATGCACCTGAACATGGTGTGGATAGATTTGAAGTATTAGAATACTGGGGTATGGTAGACACAGCACTTGTAGAAGAACACGGTGTTGATATACCACCAGAACTGCAAGAGTTTGACGAGCTACAGGCAAACATATGGATATGCAACGGTAAACTTCTACGAATGGTACTTAACCCATTTAAACCTGCAAAGATACCCTACATGGCTGCACCTTATGAGCTTAACCCTTATAGCTTCTTTGGTGTGGGTATTGCAGAGAATATGGACGATACACAGACATTGATGAATGGTTTTATGCGTATGGCTGTGGACAATGCGGTATTATCGGGTAATCTTATTGTAGAAGTTGATGAAACAAACTTAGTTCCGGGACAAGACTTATCTTTATATCCCGGTAAAATATTTAGAAGACAAGGTGGCGCACCCGGTCAGGCAATCTTTGGTACAAAGTTTCCAAATGTATCATCAGAAAATATGATGCTGTTTGATAAAGCCAGAGTGTTAGCAGATGAAAGCACAGGCTTTCCATCGTTTGCTCATGGACAAACAGGAGTACAGGGTGTAGGACGTACCGCTAGTGGTATATCTATGCTTATGGGTGCTGCAAGTGGTAGCATCAAGACAGTTATAAAGAACGTAGACGATTATTTATTGAGACCTTTAGGTGAAGGTTTCTTTAGATTTAATATGCAATTTGATTTTGACCCAAAGATAAAGGGAGATTTAGAGGTACGAGCTAGAGGTACAGAAAGTTTAATGGCTAATGAAGTACGTAGTCAACGGCTTATGCAATTCTTATCTATAGCAAGCAGTCCTGCTCTAGCTCCTTTTGCTAAGTTTCAATATATCATTAGAGAGATTGCAAAGTCAATGGAACTAGACCCCGACAAAGTAACCAACAATATGGATGAAGCTGCCCTACAAGCAGAGATAATGAAAGGTTTTCAAGCCCAACAGCCCGAACAGGAAGCTCCTGTAGCAGGTGCTGACGCTATGGACACCTCTGGTGCAGGTGGCGGTAATATAGGTGTAGGACAAGCTCCTGTGCCGAATGAACAAGGATTTACAGGAAATGTCGGACAATCACCAAGACCGCAACCAAATACTCAGCAAGCTCAAGCCGATGGTCAACAACAACCACCAATGGAAAGCATTCAATAGCTATATTGATTATCTAATAAGTCATCATCAAAAGTCGTTAGAACAATCGGATAATGCTATACTCATACATCGGTCACAAGGGTCGGTGTCAGCTTTACGAAAGCTAAAATATTTAAGGGATGAAATAAATGGCAGTTAATGAACAAATGAAAATGGCTTTTATGCAAGAGCAGGGGGGATTGAAAGACCAAGGAGGTAGCAAAGACCCAGTATCAGGTAATGATGTTCCTATTGGTTCGTTAAAAGAAGAAGTAAGAGATGATGTACCTGCTATGTTAAGCGAAGGTGAGTTTGTATTTCCTGCCGATGTAACTCGTTACTACGGTCTTGATACATTAATGAAGATGCGACAAAAGGCAAAACAGGGTTTAAAGGTTATGGAAGCTATGGGTCAGATGGGTAATTCTGAAGAAGCTACAATACCAGATGACATACCATTTGATATGGATGATTTAGAGTTAGCAGAAGGTGGTGTAGTAAAAGCACAGCAAGGTACATATATGCCACCAAATTTTAATCCACCATCAGCAACAGTTATGCCCGGTTTTAACAGAGCTACAGCTATGACACCTTTAAATGTAGGCACAGCCAATAATACTGGATATGTTGCTCCTCCAATAGCAGATACAACTCCTGTAAACTTTGAAGATTTAGTTGGAGGTGAAGCAGGGTATGATGAGATAAAAAAATATGTAAATGATGTTGGTGCTGTTATGCAGATACCATTTAAAGGTGGTAAGCCTATGATACCCATTCCTGCAGGATTTAAACCTGCGGAAGAATCAGCCGTAACAACTGAAACACCAAGCGTACAATATTCAACAGTGCAAGCACCAACCACCTCAGACGATAGTGGTTCAACAACTGTGCCATCAGCAGAAGTTCAAAGACAAATAGATGATAGAGATGTAGAAGCTGCAATAACTAGAGAAGCAGATACACCTAGAGGTGCAAGAGCTTTTGAAACAGATGACTTTAGAAATTATTTAGCACAAAGAAGTCCTGCAGGAAGTATGGGTAAAGATTATGCAACCGAATCACGAATGGGTGAGGGTTTTGCAGATATTCCTATGGGATTTGCAAAAGACACCTCATCAGGTTTTACAGGTAAAACAGGGGACTTTGTTGATAGAGCAGCAGGTAAGCTATTAGGTCCTTTAGCTAGACAGAGTGATAGAGCCATACGTAGAGAAGCAGCTAGAAAGTTAGATAAAGGATTATATGCGAGTCCTGACGATTACAATGTGTTACGTAATATCATAGACTTAGAGCCACAGAAACCTAGACTTGGTTCTTTGTTTACAGATACAGACGATGATAAAGACCTCATAGAGTCTGCTAAAAAAGGTAAATATGACCAAGCAAAAGCAGATGCACATGCAGCTAAACAAGATGAGTTTAAGAGCAATTTAGAAGAAGAAAAAGCTAAAAATCCATTTAGTAGAACAGGAACTCCTAACCAAGACCAAGCTACAATGTTAAATGAGATGGACGTGCAACGTCAAGGTGGATATGCAAATATGTCTGGCTCTGAAATAGAAGAGCAACAAAGAAAAAATGAAGACAGAAGGAGAAGAGCAGCAGCTATGGATGCTCAGATGGAAAGAGAAAATGAAAGACGTGCAGAAAATAGAATGAATAATGATGATAATTCTAGTAATGATACAGGTGGTAGTGATTTTTCAGAACCTACAGCAGGGGGTGACAGCACACATTGTTGCACAGCATCGTACAAACGTAAGGGTATGACCATATCTCAAGTAAAAGAACTTAGACGTTGGCATAGAAAACAATCACAAATATGGCAAGAAGGATATGATGTGTGGGGTAAGTACATAGCAGATAAGTTTGTGGCTAAGTCTGATTGGTCTGCATCTGTGGTAGAATCTGTATATAAACTAATTATAAAAAAGAAGTTGACACTAAAAGGATTGTATGGTATAATGGTTATATCTTCAGGTGTCTATCCAATAGGTTTATTTAAAAGGATAACAAGATATGGAAGAATTTTTCAATCAACTTAGAGAACGGTATTTAGCTTTACCCGAAGAAGAGAAAGATGTAATACGTTCTTTAATGGGTACAGAGCAAGGTAGAGTTCTAGGTAAGATACTAGGTCCTGAAATAGCAGGGCAAATAAACTTACGTAGACCTACACAAGCTGTACCCCAAAGACGTGGTTTAGGAACACGATAAACTTTCTAATATCTAGCTACTCATCCCCCGACATGGCTACGATGACCCTAGTAAGGAGAATACTATGAGCGATGCAATAATTGCAGAAGAAATGAAATCACCCACAAAAAAAGCTTTTGTGTCTAAACCATATACACAAGAAGAAAGACGCGAGCGTGATGAGAAAGAACTTGAAGAACTAATTAAAGAACAACAAGGTGAAACAAAAGAAACATCTGAAGAAGAAAAGATTGATGCAGAAGAACCTAAAAATGCAGAAGAGAAAACCTTTAAGAAAAGATATTCTGATTTAAGAAGACATCAGCAAAAACAAGCTGAAGAGTTTAAAACAGAAATAGACAATATTAAACGACAGTTAAGTGAAGCTACTAAAAAAGAAATGAAACTGCCTAAGTCCGAAGAGGAAATAGAAGCGTGGACAAAGGAGTACCCAGATGTAGCAGGCATAGTAGAAACTATAGCTACTAAAAAAGCTAAAGAACAATCTCTTGCATTAGAAGATAGACTTAAAGCTATTGATGAAATGCACATGTCAGCATCAAAAGAAAAAGCAGAAGTAGAACTTATGAAGCTACATCCTGACTTTGATGACATTAGAGATAGTGATTCTTTTCATGAGTGGGCAGATGACCAACCAAAGTGGGTAAAGGATGCACTATATGATAATGAAACAGACGCAAGGTCTGCAGGACGTGCTATTGACTTATACAAAGCTGATATGGGTATCTCTACTAAAAAAGCTACAACAAGTAAAGATGCGGCTAAATCTGTAGATACAAAGACTAGCCGAAGCAAACCTCAAGAGGATGCTACTGCTTCTTATTTAAAAGAATCTACAGTACAAAAAATGTCCGCAATGGAATACGAGAAACAATCAGATGCGATTATGGAAGCTATTCGCTCTGGTAAATTTATTTACGATGTGTCTGGTTCTGCCAGATAATGTAAAAAAAGTGTTGACATATAGTTATTTATCAGTATAACTATAGTCATCTGTGTGATTATTGTCACACAATTACGGCAAACAATTAATTTTACGGATTACCTGAATAACACAGCCCACTGAAATTAAGAGTCATGTAACTTAATCTCTTTGCACCTGTAGTGAAACAGCCCCTTATATAAATTTTGTATGTTTAGCCTAGCCAAATATATAAATTATAGGAGGATATATCATGGCATTTAGTTCCGCAGCAGGTTATGGAAACCTGCCTAACGGTAATTTCTCGCCAGTAATTTATTCCAAACAAGTCCAAATGGCTTTTCGCAAAAACTCTGTTGTTGAAGCGATTACCAATTCGGATTACTTTGGTGAAATTGCAGCTATGGGAGATACTGTTAAAATTATCAAAGAGCCTGAAATAACGGTTAAAAGCTATACAAGAGGGGCAACTATTACTCCTCAAGATTTAGATGATGAGGATTTTTCTCTTATCGTTGACAAAGCAAACTACTTTGCATTTAAAGTTGATGATATTGAGGAAGCTCACAGTCATGTAAATTTTCAATCACTAGCAAGTGATAGAGCTGCTTACCGACTGGCTGACCAATTTGACCAAGAAGTTCTTGGTTATCTATCAGGATTTAAACAATCTGCATTGCATGGCACACCTAACGCAGCCAACACCACAGCAAGTGGTGACAAAGCTGTTTCAACTGCTGCCTCAAATGAACTGCTTGCAACTATGCAAGTAGACGCTGAAGACTTTAATGGCGGTACATCAGGTAACTCCATCGTGGTTGTACCACGAGCAGGTGGAGATAGCTTGAATACTACTACTGCTAAAGCTTCACCATTGTCTGTTATTGCAAGAATGTCAAGAAAACTTGACCAACAATTTGTGGACTCACAAGGACGTTGGCTTGTAATTGACCCAGTTTTTGCAGAACTTCTAAAGGATGAGGACTCACGACTAATGGACTCTGACTTTGGTGGTTCAGGACTGCAAAACGGTCTTGTCTTTAACAACATACATGGTTTTAAAGTGTATATGTCTAACAACTTACCTGCCGTAGGTAATGGACCTACTGGTGCAACATCCACTGGTAGCACACACTACGGAGTAATTTGTGCAGGACATGGTTCAGCAGTTGCTTCTGCAGAGCAAATCAATAAAACCGAAACATACCGTGACCCTGACAGCTTTGCTGACATCGTTAGAGGTATGCATCTGTACGGTAGAAAAATACTACGACCCGAAGCTTTGACTCGTGCGTTGTATGTTTCTTCAATATAAGGGGGAATTAGGAAATGGCTACAATTACAGCAACACTTGCTAATACTCATGGTTCTTCTTCACGAGGACGGCAACCTTATTATGTGCAACAAATCGTTGACCTAACAGCTAACAGCATTAATCCTAATGGTGACGTAGTACAAGTTCTTACTGTACCTGCTAACACCAAAATTATTGCTGCAGGTTTTCAGGTTACTGCAAGTGCAACGCAAAATACTGGTACTGACGCAACAGCCATTCTTGGAACTGCTGTGGATGATAACGAGTATGTCGCAGCATTTGACATTGATGGTGCATCTGATGGGGCTTATGCTCCTTGTGCTACCCCTGCAGGTGAAGTAGTTATTACTTCTGCAGACACTTTGGATTTAACATTAGCAGGAAGTGGAGCTTCATTTTCTGCAGGTGAAATCAGAGTGTACGCTCTCCTACAGGATGTTAGTGACATAGGTGAAATGGAAGCTGATGAAGTTGGCAGAGACCAATTAGCATAACTTATAATTAAATAAAGGGCAGGTGAAATAAGTAGCTTGCCCTTTATCCTATTTAACATAAGGATTAAGAATTGTCTAGTAGTTATCTCATATTAACTAATAACGTATTAGCAAGATTAAATGAAGTACAACTTACTTCTAGTAATTTTTCTTCCGCAAGAGGTATTCAGGTACAGGCACAAAATGCTGTAAACGAATCAATTCGATACATTAATCAAAAAGAATTTAATTACCCATTTAATCACGCAACTGAAACAAAGACTCTTACAGCAGGTGTAGTGCGTTATGACCTACCGACTAGCACAAAGTCAGTAGATTATAACACAGTTAGAATAGTAAAAGATAGTGATTTATCTGTAAGTGGGGGCAAGTTAGCCCTCTTAAACTACAACGATTACATAAATCATTTTATAACACAAGAAGATGAAATTAGTTCCACAACGGCTGCAGAAGCTATTGATGCAACAGAAACAGAAATAGACTTAACAAGTGCTACAGGATTTGACAGCGCAGGTACTGTGTTTATTGATAATGAAGAGATAACTTATACAGGCATAAGTACAAATACATTAACAGGCTGTACTCGTGGGGCAAGCTCTACTACAGCTACAACGCACAGCAGTGGTGTTGTTGTTACACAATTTGATGGTGGTGGTGTTCCAACCCATATAATAAGAACAGCAGATAATAACTACTTGCTTTATCCTTTTCCCAATAAAAAATATTCTATAAAGTTTGATTATTATACAATTCCTACAACGCTCTCTGCACATGGTGATACTACAAGTATACCTGCACAATACGATGCAGTTATAGAAGATGGAGCTACAGCTTTTGTGTATCAGTACAGAGGGGAAACAGGGCAGTATCAACTTAACTTTGCACGATTTGAGCAGGGTATTAAAAATATACAAACACTGCAAGTGAATAAGTTTGAGTATGTGCGTTCAACATATATACCTAGAAATAATTCGTCACACTCTACTTCAGTATTAAGAGCATTATAGTATGCCCGACTTATCCCAAACACAGCCAACAGCATTTAACTGCCAAGGTGGATTGGTTCTAAACAGGTCTACCTTTATGATGCAACCCGGTGAAGCATTAGAACTAGAAAACTTTGAGCCTGACATTGAAGGTGGCTATAGAAGAATAAACGGTTTTAGTAAATATGTAACTGCTGTTGTACCTCACACAAGTGATGCTGCAGAAAAAATATTAATGGTTGCTACATTTGCCGATTTAGTTATAGTGGCTAGAGGTGAGAAAATATTTAGTGCTACAGCAGGTGGCTCTAGTTGGACAGAAAGAGATAGTGGCAGAACAAGTGCAGGTAAGTATAGTTTTGAACGATACAACTTTGATGGTAACAATAAACTCATAGTTGTAGATGGCACAAATGCTCCAACTATATTTAACACATCAATGTCTGCAACCGATGTAAGCAATAGTGATGTAGCAGGTTCTAAGTTTGTGACAGCATTTAGAAGTCACATGTTTTACGCAGGAACATCTTCAGCACCTCAAACATTATTTTTTAGTCAACCTTTTGACGAAGATGCTTTTAACAGTGGTCAAGGGGCAGGAAGTATAAAAGTAGACGATACTATAACAGGACTAAAAGTTTTTCGTGATAACTTATTTATCTTTTGTGAAAATAGAATATTTAAACTGAGTGGCAGTAGTTCTAGTGACTTTGCCATATCAGCTATTACTAGAGACATTGGGTGCATAAACGGAGACACTATACAAGAATTTGCAGGTGACCTAATATTCTTAGGACCTGATGGTTTACGAACAGTAGCAGGTACAGCAAGAATTGGTGACGTTGAACTTGGTACTATAAGCTCTAATATACAGTCTGTATTTGATGATAACCTATCTAGTGCTTCCGAATTTGAAAGTGTAGTAATACCTGATAAGACACAATATCGAATATTTTTTACAAAAGCAGCGCAAGCACAAGGGTCTACTCAAGGAATTATATGTGTCTTAAAAGGACAAACTTATGAGTTTTCAAAAACAAAAGGAATAAAACCTGCAGCAACAGATACTTTTGTATCAGCAGGAAATGTAATAATATTACACGGTGATTATTCTAACGGTTTTGTATATAGACAAGAGCAGGGAAATACCTTTGATGGCACAAGAATAAACGGTAAATACAGAAGTCCAGATTTAACATTTGGAGATGCAGGTATACGTAAACATATGCAACGTGTAATAGTTAACTACGAACCAGAGTCAGCTATAGACGCAGACTTATTTGTAAGATATGATTATGAAGATAAAGATAGTCCAAGACCTGCTGCCTATCCTTTAGACTCTGACGATATTGCAGCTATATATGGAATAGCTACATATGGTACAAGTTCTACTTTAAAGGGTACATATGGGGGAGTTTCTAGACCTTTGTTTAGACAATCTGTAGAAGGGTCAGGATTTGCTGTGGCACTAAGAGTAAACGATGGTGGAGAAACAGCACCATACTCATTAAAAGGTTTTCAATTAGAATATCAAGTAGGAGCAAGAAGGTAAATGGGAGCAACATACACAAGACAGTCCTCATACACTGACGGTGACGTTATTACGGCTGCCCACACTAATGACGAGTTTAATCAGTTATTAGCAGTTTTTGCATCATCAACAGGACACACACATGATGGCACTACTGCTGAAGGTGGTCCTATTACTAAACTATTAGGTAACACACTTACCTTTGGTGCAGGGACAGCAGGAACAGATATAACAGTAACCTTTGATGGTGAAACATCTGACGGTGTACTCAAGTGGATGGAAGACGAGGACTACTTTGAGTTCTCTGATGATATACTTGTAGCGTCTACAGAAAAGCTACAGTTCCGTGACACAGCTATATACATCAACTCTAGCACAGACGGACAGCTTGACCTTGTAGCTGATACAGAGATACAGATTGTAGCAACAACCATTGACATGAATGGTAACTTAGATGTGTCAGGGTCAATTACGCTAGGTGGCACTGCTATAACAGCTACAGCAACAGAACTAAATATTATAGACGGTGACACAACTGCTTCATCTACTACTGTTGTAGATGCAGACAGAGTAGTATTTAATGACGCAGGAACAATGAAGCAGGTTGCTGTAACAGACTTGGCTGCCTACTTTGACGATGAAATCACAG